ACACTTAACCTTCCAGATATCCCGACTTGTAATATGTCGGAAGAAGAAACATTCAATACAAGTAATGTATTCACAACATCTGCAACTGTCGGCACTGCTGACATTACAGAAAATAATGCGTTATCAACAGCTACAATAAGCACTGGCGCTTCAAGTGTTGCGAATGGGGTATTAGCAGGAAATCATGTAATAGCCACCTCTACAGTCTCTCTAGGCTCTCCCAGTGTGCCTACGACATCGATGTCAGAGGAAGAAACATTTAATGCTCCTAATATATCGACAGGGACACCAAATGTTGCAACTTCTGCAATTACACAAAATCATGTTGTCGTAGCGTCAATTTCTGCAAATGGTTATGATGTAAATACTGCCACAATGTCAGAAGAAGAAACTTTTTCAACTTCTGATGTAAGTTCTGGAAACCCAACTGTTTCTGATAGTACTCTGTTGATTTCTACAATACTCAATACATCATCTATTAATTTTGGAACACCAACAGTTGGAACTTCTGCTTTTGCTCAAACTCACATTCTATCTTCATCTGATTTAGATACAGGCTCTTCAATCGTTCCAACCTGTAATATGATAGAGAATGAAACATTTTCTACGGCAGATATTTCAACAGGCGCCTCAGACGTAGCAACTGCTAGTATCTCGGAAGAAAATGCTCTTACAACATCAACGATTAGCACTGGAGCGACAAGTGTACCAAACGGAGCTTTTGTGGAGAACAATGGCTTTGGCACTTCTACAATAAATCTAGGCTCTCCAAGCGTTCCTTCAGCAACCATGTCTGAAGAAGAAACATTCACAACCTCGAATGTAACTACAGGAGCGGCTTCAGTACCAACTGCGAGTATTGTTGAAACTAACTCTTTATCTACAAATACTATATCTCTTGGCTCTCCATCATTACCAACGGCAACTTTTGTTCAAATTCATTCTTTGGTAACCGCGAGCATAACAACAGGAAGCTCAGAAATTGGTAATGTAATATTTGTTGGTGGTCATACTTTTTCAACTGCAAACGTAAACGCAGGAAGTTCAAGTGTATCTTCTACGGCAATGGCTCACATATACAACTTAACGACAGCAAATGTTTCTACAGGCTCAGCGAGCGCATCAAACGCAGTAGCTCAAATAGCATATACAATTTCTGCGCCAACCTTAAATTCTGGTGTTCCAAGTGTACCAACAATTACTTATGACATGGGTTTACCGAGGGTAGTGCAAGTTGGAGAAAACTCTGCTAATGTGTCAATATTAAGTAAGAGTAATAATTCTGCCATTATATTAACAGGAAATGAGGCGGCGTAATGGGATTTAAAATAAAACAAAACGACACAAGCCCTATAATACAGGCAACTTTGAAAGATGCGAACAGCGCGGCAGTTGATTTAACTGGAGCGAGTGTAAGGTTTCATATGATAAAATATAGAGGCACAAGCACCAAAGTAGCGGCGGCGGCGGCTATAGTAGATGACGATGCAGGAACAGTTAAATATGTTTGGCAGTCTGGCGATACAGATACAGTTGGCTCTTTCAAGGCAGAATTTCAAGTAACTTTTTCAGACGGAACAGTTGAGACATTTCCTAACACCGATTACATCCAAATTGATGTAATTGATGATATTGCGTAGGAGCAAGAGATGAGCGGTATAGTTACAGTTACAGAGCCAAGTATAGAGCCAGTGAGTGTTGTGGAAGCCAGAGAGCATTTAAGGCTAGATGATGACGTTGATGAAAGCCTTGTTTTCTCTTTAATTCTTGCGGCACGTCAATGGGCTGAAAACTATACAGGCAGGAGCTTTATAAATAGAACTATGCAGATGTATTTAGATGGGTTTTCGGAAAAAGATACGCCTCTATGGGAAGGAACTCGAACAGGAATACACATAACCAATTATGAGAATTATATAGAAATTGTTTCGGCTCCTGTCTCTGCGGTTTCTAGTATTAAATATTATGACGATTCGAACACTCAGTCTACATGGGCAACTACTAATTATTATGTTGATACAATTAGAGAACCTGCAAGAATATCCCTAACTGATACAGGAGTGTTCCCGACTGACTTACGCAAAGCAAACGGATTAGAAATAAACTACACGGCAGGATATGGCGCAAATAGAACGGATGTCCCAGAAGCTATCAGGGTGGCGATAATGCAATACATGACTTTTATGTATGAGCATCGAGGCGATTTTGAAAGATACCCACCTCCACAGCCTCCAAAAATATTAGGTCAGTTGCTTAACCCTTATAAGATTTTGAGGTTTGGTTCGAACCCTTATAGTAAAATGCTTAAAACAGGGATTGGTTAATGTCAGTTGGTTCTATGAGAAGTAAATTAGAGTTGCAAAGTTACAGCGCTTCTTCGGATGGTGGTGGTTCTTCTACTCTTACTTGGTCAAAAGTTGCTACGGTTTATGGTAGCATACAACCTTCTCGGGCGAATGAGTCTTTATTCGGTGACCAACTTAGGGAGGTTTTAACTCATGTTATTGTAGTGAGGCATAGGAACAACGTGACTACGAAGAATAGATTGGTTCAGACATTTATTAGAAATGGAACAGAAATAACTAGAACCTTTAATGTTAAAGGTGTGCTAAACCCAGACAACAAATTTAAATATCTTCATCTCGGATGTGAAGAAGGGGTTCCAACGTGAGTAAGTTTTCAATGAAAATAAAAAGCATCGACGCTAATTATAACGAGGTGTTAAGAAATTATGATAAAGATGTGAGAGTTAAAATTGCTCAAGCCGCTAATTTAGTTAAGAATACTGCTGTTCAATCTATACACTCTCATCAAAGCTCGGGAAGACGTTATGGAAATCATGTTGCTTCTACGGCAGGTAATCCACCAAACACTGACACTGGTTTTCTAGCAAATAATATTTTTATTAATTTTGATACTGACAGGAAAGGCGTTGCTGTTGAAAGTCGAGCGGATTATTCAAAGCATTTAGAGTTTGGAACATCGAAGATGAAAGCAAGACCTTTTCTTCAACCTGCTCTGGAAGACAATACCAGAAAGATTGAAAGATTATTTAGCAAACTTAGGAGTAAATAATGGCATTACACTCTTGGGAACTACAAAAAGCTATTTATACGAAATTATCAAGTGCTAGTATAACTGGCATTGATAGTGTTTCTGTTGGAGTTTTTGACCACATTCCAAGCGGCACAACTTATCCATATATAAGTATAGGTGAGGAAACTGCTATAAACATTGGTACAAAAGCAAAAGATGGGAACGAACATACGCTTACGCTTCACGTTTGGTCACAATACCAAGGCCGACGAGAAATTAAAGAGATTATGCAATCTATCTATACACAGTTGCATGATACTGCTATAAGCGTAACAGGTGCTTCTTTAGTGAACATCAAACAAGAGTTTGAAACGACACTAATGGAAGCTGATGGAATAACGCGGCATGGCGTCATAAGATTTCGTGCTGTTGTGTTTGACAGTTAAAGGAGAAAAAACATGGCGGCACAAAAAGGTTCAGCACTACTATTAAAAATACATGACGGAAGTAGTTATGTTACTATTGCTGGTTTAAGGTCTAATTCAATTACACTGAATGACGAAGCGGTAGATATTACAGATAAAGACAGCGCAGGGGTAAGAGAACTTTTACCTAAAGCAGGTGTCCATTCTATGTCTATGTCTGCAAGTGGAGTATTTACAGACCACGCTACTGAAGGATTACTGAAAGATGCTATGCACGCAACGGCGTTTAAGCAATTCCAAATTTTACTTCCTGATTTTGGAACTTACACAGGCACATTTATGCTCGCGTCTTTAGAGTATGCAGGAGAGTATAACGGAGAAGTAACTTATTCTGTATCTCTTGAGTCTTCTGGCACAATTACATTTGCGACAGTTTAAATAAGGAGTAAATTATGGCGTGGAAACAAGTCGTAGCTAAAACAAGTAAAAACGATTACGCCGCGTTTCAACGCGGTAATGAGTTTACATTCTCTTTTGTATCTGGCCTTCAAGTTGGTGACAGCTTCAAGGTCGGGTCAAAAGAATATGAAGTAAAAGAAGCCACAAACTTCGCTCAAAGGAGCGAACAGTTATTAGTAAACACTAAGGAGAAAAATAGTGGAAAAGATAGCACCAAACCTAAAGAGGGGTGAATTAAATCTCCAATTGGGGAAACAATCATGGAGGGCAAAGGTTACGCTTGATGTGATTATGAGAGTTGAAACGGCTCTTGATAAAGGAATTGTTGAGGTCATTACCTTACTATCTGAGGGCAAAATGACCACAACGCAATTGTGTGAGGTATTGTTGCCAGTTGTTCGAGCAGGGGGGAACGATATAAAAATGCCTGATATTAGGAAGGCGGTTTGGGATGCAGGATTAGCACCTACCATGTCAGCCGTTGGAGAAATATTAAGCACCGCATTGTCCTCAGGGGATGACGAAGTGGGAAACGACGAAGCGGTGGAAGCGGATTAGATACTTTTCCTTGGCGCGATTATATGAAAATTGCTCTTGGGAAAATGCAAATGTCACCAGATGTTTTCTGGAATATGAGCATACAAGAGTTTAATTGCGCGGTTGACGGGTTTGCTGAGTTTCATTCTGGAGGAACACCACCGCCTCTAAGAAAAGATGAACTCGAAGATTTGATGGAAAGGTATCCTGATTAATGGCTACTACAGTTGATACACTTCTAGTTCGTATCGAAGCAGATATGAAGGGCGTTCGCCAAGACCTTAAAAGGTTAGAGCAACGCACAAAACAATCTACAGATAGAATGAATAAATCTTTCTCTGGAATGGGGAAAGTATTCAAGCTTGCAGTAGCGGCAGTAATAGTAAGAGAAGTTGCTAGAGCAACAGGCGCTTTAATTAAATTGGCTTCTGATGCTCAAGAAATGCAAGCAAAAAGTTCTGTTGTTTTTGGCGCTTATACGGATGATGTAAGATTGTTTGCAAAAAATTTAGCAGATGATGTTGGTCGGTCTGCCTTAGAACTTGAAGCAATGGCGGCAACTGTTCAAGATACTTTTGTTCCTATGGGCTTTTCAAGACAAGAGGGTGCTGAATTATCTAAAGTATTAACGCAATTAGCAGTTGATGTTGGGTCTTTCAACAATAAGGCTGATGCAGAAGTAATGGAAGCGTTTCAAAGTGCTTTAGTTGGAAACCACGAAACAATGCGTCAGTTTGGTGTGGTAATCACAGAAGCAACTTTAAAACAAGAACTTTTGTCTATGGGCTTCAAAGGAGCGTCAAAAGACGCAAGCAATCAACAAAAAGTTCAAGCCAGATTAAATTTAATAATGAAAGGCACAACTGACGCTCAAGGAGATGCGGCAAGAACAGCAGATAGTTTTGCAAACAGGGTCAAGAAATTACAGGGTCAACTTAAAGACTTAGGCGCACGATTAGGAACTACATTAATCCCAGTTGCTTCTGCGGTAGTAGCGGCATTTTCAAAAATTATTGATACTATAGAAAGTGTTTTACTTAAATTAGGTATTATTGCACCAACTGCGGCTGAGTTAGTTGAAAGCAGAGTAAAAGCAACAAGGCGCGAAATAAAATCTATTGAACAGGCAGTAGAAAATTTAAAATCAGATAAAATTCTTATAGGTAGAGCAGACTTCCATAGGTTTTTTAAATCTCAAAGAATGGTAAACCCTATTACTGTAACTGAAACAGATGAAAATGGAAGAACCATAGAGCGCCCAGACAAAAGCGTAAAACCAATGCTTCAAATACAATTAGGTGGTGAACAATTTGCGGCAAATCAAAAAGAATTTAATATTCAGATAAAAAAATCTAATGGGGAACTTACTGAACTTGGTAAACAAGTTGCTCAAACAAATAACGTTTTACTTGAACAAATTAAGACTGAAGAATTAAAAATAATAGCATTAAAACAAGAACTTGCATTAGAACAAAAAGCTAGAATTGAAAAAGTTGCGACATCTAAATTAATGAAAGAACAAAATGATTTAGAGGTAGCTAGAGAAGAAGCCGCTAAAAGCACCCATAAGGCAATGATAGGTAGGCAATTAGCTCTTAAAGCCTTTCACAGTGCAGAAATAGCATTTGGTCAAGAGTTGCTAGATGAAACAATCGCAAATATTGAAAACAAAGAAGAAACAGAAAAAGACAATCATAATAAAGCAATGGCTCAATTAAATCTTGAGTTAGAAGCAATTAAGCAAATTCAAAACGCTAAGTTACAAAATGTTGAGCTAACAAAGAAAGAACGAGAGCTTGCAACATTTAAACAGTTAAGACAGGAAAGTGGAATAGATTCTTTGCCATTTTTGGAATTTCATGGCGCAAAAGATAGAATTATAAAAGATTTAAAAGAAAGAGCCGAATTAATAGTATCTATAGAAATACTCACAGAAGCAAATGCAAAGCATAATGATTTGGTAGCGAAGGGCATTGCATTAACTAAAGAGAATATTTCTGTTGTTCAAAAGATTAAAAATGAACAAGCAGATTTATTAAAATTAAGAAATGCTTTGGTAATTTCAGAAGAGTTGTATCAAAAGTTAATGGATAAAACAATAATACAACTCAAAGAATTAGACCCAATGTATAAGATAATTACAGATGGATTAAAGCAAGTTGCAGATACAATTTCCGACACGTTTGCAGATGCTTTCATGCAAGGTAAATTGTCATTAGATAGCTTGGCAAATCTTGTAAAAAGCACTGTCGCAAAAATGATTGCTCATGTATTAAAAATGCAAGTAATAGCTCCTATTCTTCGAGGGCTTGGGGTTCGCGGTACAATGATGACCGCTCTTGGATTTGCAGGAGGTGGCACATTGCAACCTAACAGACCACATTTAGTTGGAGAGCGAGGAGCGGAGTTATTCGTGCCTTCTGGAGCAGGAACATTATTAAACAATATGAATACTCAAAATGCTTTGAGCGGAACTAGTACAATCGTAAATCAATCTATTAATTTAAGTACAGGGGTTGCTCAAACTGTTCACGCTGAAGTATTGAACTTATTACCAGCTATTAAAGAACAAACTTTGATGGCGGTTTCTGATAGTAAAAGACGTGGCGGCTCGTTTGGAAAGGTTATGGGATAAATAAATGGCAAGCTATACATACCCCTTAACAATGCCTACAACAGGATTTGT